CGAATAAATACATTTTGATCGTTGGGTGAAAGAATTGTAGACCTTACATTCGTCACAAACTTCTGCTTATTTTCAGCCAACTTTGTATTCTTTGCTTTCTTAATCAATCCATTGATTTCACTTCGTAGGGTGTTCAAGTTGGCTTCATTAGAATTAAATCGTCTCTCAATATTTGCTTTCACATCATTTGATAAAGACACACTCTCGAGGTAGTCTTTCAACATTTTTCGGTTCAAAGACTTCTTTTGATTCACCTTTGCCTTCTTCAATGCTCTCGCGTTGTTTTGGAGAGCATTTATTGTGAGCGTTTTTGATTCGTATTTAGAAATCATTGCAGATTTATCTGCGTTATCGAGACCCAATTCATTCAAGAATTTTACAAATGAATTCTTGTCCTTTTGTTGTAAAACTGTATTAAGCGCCTTGATTTCTTTTATGATTGTATTCATATTCGCATTTTTGTTATTCAACCGATTTAGGAAAGAATCTTTATTCACGTTGGAAAGTTTGGTCTTGTTCAAAACTTCTTGAAGTTTTTGCTTTTTATTTGAAATCGCATTCGTGTTTTTGATGTTAAGAGCCAATTTTTCAAGCGCGAGAGCTTCACTCTTGATACTGTTGATGTTTGCATTTTCATTTTTGAATCGTCGCAAGAAAGTATTCTTATTTGATTGATTAATCTTCAAGGGCGTCAAGAATGACGCAAGATTACTCGCGATTTGTTCTTTCTTTTCCGCCATTCTCTGTTCTACAAGTTTTTGTGCTCGGTTCTTCATAGTATTCAAATTTGTAGTATTTTCAATTTGGTTCATCAAAGCATTTTTATCCGAATTATTCAATTTTAAGTTTGTAATCATAGCTTGGAATTCTTCCTTTTTCTTTGAAATCCGTGCATTCTTTTGGGATGAGACAAGACTTTTGGCTTCCTCAATGAGCGCGTTAACATTAGACCCCTCCTCTCTCACGCGACGCATAAATGAATTTTTATTCGCGTTATTCATCGTGAGGGATTCGAGAAATGTGGACATCTTTTGTTCATTCGTCATACCATTTTTGCCCGCCTTTATTTGTGCCTCGCTTTTGATTTGTTTGAAGTCATCGGTAGTCATACGACGAACAAATGTATTACGATTCGTATTATTTAGATTAAGACCTTCCAAAAAGCTCACGAGTTCATTTTCCTCTTGTTTGGCTTGTTCAGCTTCTGCGATGACTCTCTTACGTTGAACTCCACCAGCTTCAAGTTTCGATAAAAACTTTTGTTCTCTCTTGAGACCAAGTTGCTTAATTTGGGCAGTGGCGAGGTCAAGTGATATATTATTACCTGTTCGTCCATTAGTTAGGGTTGGTTGAATGGTATTAGCCGATGGTATTTGAGGTCCCTGAATGCGACCCGTATTTAAGTAGTAACCCAATCCCTTTTCTCCTTTTCTAAAAACATAACCCTCTTTGGATTCCTTGAACTTATTGGAGGCAATAAAGTTCTTATTTTCCTTTTTACCAAAGAGACTCGCAAAAAATCCCCTCTTTTCCTTGGGTTGTTTCACCGCATTTATAGTTCCACCCAAAAACTTTGGTTGTGCACCTCGCATAAAGAGTCCACCACTTGGGAGCGACAATTTAGAATTTTTTGGTCGGTTCACGCGGTTCGTGTTCACTCGGTTCACGTTTGTGTTCACTCGGTTCACGTTTGTGTTCACTCGGTTCACGTTCGTGTTCACTCGGTTCACGTTCGTGTTCACCCGGTTCACGTTCGTGTTCACCCGGTTCACGTTCGTGTTCACTCGGTTCACATTCGTGTTCACTCGGTTGATGTTGGTGGTGTTCACGTTAACATTCACTGCTGTGTTGTTCACTGCTGTGTTTCTATTAACTGAAATCCGTGCCTGTCTCGCGAACTTCACGGGTTCGTGAATTTTCATATAACGCAAGCGTTTGCCAATAGCATCCACAATTTGACTTTTTGTCTTCTGCTCAACCTGCTTGAGACCAACTTTGCGCGCAATTCTCTTGAGGTCTACGCGCTTTGTCGTTGCGTCAAAAAGAAGTTCATAGTCTTTTGGCTTCAAAGGTGATTTCTTATCAACCAAGTAAGTCCTATCAGAACTCATAACCAGTGGTGGTAAAGGCAATTTACCCCCCTGAATTTCATCGTACGCTTGGCATATTTGACTTTTTGTGAGTTTAATATTTACCCCCGTGTTCAATTTGATTAATTGTCTGAGGTTTTCTATATCCGCGTCTGGATCGCACGCGTCTAACATTTATATTAAACTAACAAAAAATTGTTATGCATTATTTAACAGTGAAGTACCCCATATTATACAATCGTATCTTATCTTCATAAGACATACTAAAGTCGAAAATATTGGTATCACCTACATTTACTTCTATTACATTTGAACTATCCTTGTACTCGACGCGATTTATGAGTGTTGACCTAATGAGAGACTCCACAAACTGTCTAGGATTATTTATATTGTCTTGGTACGTCTGTTCCATTTTCAATTTTACACACGTAATCTCGTGTGGCTTCTTATCTAAAAATGGTGTCACTGGGTACTGTTCCTGCGTTCCACCATCAACGTACGTCCGACCCTGGTACTTTCCACACGAAAATAGGAGAGGCACTGCTATACTCATACACACTGCATCTATGACCTTCATCTTGGGGTGTGTATCCCTAGAAAAGTACTCCGTCGACGAGGAATTCAAACAGTACGCCGACACGTAAATCTTCATATCCAATTCCTCAAACGTGGGGTCAGACCCACATATAGTTACAAGTGTATCACGGATGGGTTCCATATCAACAAAACCAAATTTGTTAAAGAAGGAGCCGATGCGTACTTTAACAAGTTTGGAGATATCCAGTGATAAAGAGACCTCCAGAATCTCATCCACAGACATCCCCAGTGCTAACATAAGCGTTAAAATTGAACCCGCGGATGCTCCGGATATTTCCTTTACATCGACAAGTTTTGGTTCAAGTGCCTTTAGAGTTCCAATCAATGAGTATATACCCATTGAGGCTGGACCTAAAACAAGGTACCTCATCCTCCTATTTAATAGAATTGAGGAAATTGACGACGCAAAAGCGCAAACACCACCGCGAATACGACCGAGTGGGTGAACGCCGCGGCGACACTCGTTTGTCCAGAGCGGATGAGACCACCAGAACCTGGTGGGATGGTCAAGAGGAGACCTGGGCTGAGCGCCAAGAAGAGCGCCGTCGTCACAATCAAATCGGTCTTCGTCAACACGAGACCCATCACCTTGGCCACGAGACTGTACACGAGGAAGAACACAAGTGCGTGGAACATAGCGGCCATCTGACTGGTCTGACCGGACATAAACTTGACGTTTTTGCCCGTGGTGGTCAAGAGAACACCTGGGCTGAGCGCCAAAAAAAGAGCGGCTGGAATGGCGACCTTTTGGGACGTGATATCGGGGAGCATGGTTTAATATACTGTTATATTATTTTGCATACTGTGTTGGGCTACGAATCGAACCCAGTGGTCAAATGTTGCACCAGACATAAATTCGTTGTACATGCCCAAATCATCAACGCACTCCTGGACTCGACGCCAAATGTACGACAAGTGGAACTCATATGGTATCCATACGTAGTCACAATCATCGTCGTGCTCGGTGTAACAAAACTCTGCAAAATCTGAGAAATCACACTCTGTAAGGAGCGAGTGTTCCAAATATGCGTCTTTGAGGAGTTGTTGAATTATATCCCACAACGCCCACAGTTCATCTGAGTACTTGATGTGCCAATCCTCAATACTGAGATGAAGTTCATCTTCAATGTCTTCCTCATCGCTTGGAATGACGTCTGTGTTGGCACTCGCCTCGTAAACGTATTGACTCCAAACCATTGGTTTTACTTATCTTCTTCTTGGGCTTTCTCTTTTATCCCAGTTAACGAGATAGATGTGGATTCTTTTACTTTAATTGTATCCTGGATGGCGTTCAGGGCACCCTCCAACTTGGCTTCATCGCCACCGAAAAACTTGAGAAGTCCCTCGCGGATAGCGTCCTTATTCATAGTCCCTTTCCGCACGGATGTACGGAGGTTAATCTTACCTTTCCTGAGGTTAATGGTATCAATACCCTGGTCAAGCATATGCTTCTTCACCGCCTCCTTGAGGCGTTTCTCTTCTTGATTGAGGATTTTGATATCAGATTTTGCTTCAGTGAGCTGTTTGGAGAGTTCAACAAGTTTGGCGACACTCGCAGAGAGTTCGTTGGGCACTGACATTATTACATAAAGCTAAGGTCTAATCTTTAAGCGAATTAGCACAAATCACGTTGCATCAAATCTGGTACAATGGTGCTGTTGTTCCACACAAATGGGTCCTTGGGGTTTGGTGGGTCCGCGCGAATTTGTTGGTTCGCGTTACGCAAAGCACCACCAACGGTCTCTGGGAAACCAATTTGTTGACGTGGTTCAAGGAAGTTTTGACCCGCGAGGATGTCTTCTGGAGCGAACTCACCAAAGTCCTCAGCAGACGCAACTTCACGTGGGAGGAGGGAGGAGGCTAAGCCAACACCACGTTCCATACCACAACCACTTCGCACTGGGGCCGCGGCTGGACCGGCGGCGGATGGAGCGGCACCAAACGCGGAATATTCACGTTCTTCAATAGAGTATTTAGACTTGGACGTCATAGTGAAGAGCAAGTAGACCAACACGGCGACGGCGGCGACCATCATGAGGTTCTGAGTACGACCCTTCTTCATCATCTTTTATATATGTTCAACAATTTTTTTATTCCTCAACCTCGTCAACAAAGGCATATTCTTCTGGGTAAGTATCCAAGATTGGGTCTGGGTGAACTCTGACCTGGACAACATTCCAAGAGGACCCAAAAGATTTCTTGGCGAACCAAATTCCAGCAAACTCGAGGATGACATCACACGTCTTGCCGGGCTGGACACTTTCAAAATCGACCGGGTCCTGTTGAGTGTTAAAAACCTTGGTGTTCTCGATGCGCTCGCCTGTGACTTGACCATCAACGACACTTGACGTGTAGGCACCCTTGATCACATTTTCGGAGAGTTGCTTTCCGAACCAAACCTCACAATTGTCGTGCGCCGCTGCGAGATTGAGGGCATCGATATCCTCAATCGTCTTGGTGTTCGTATCCGACACGAGGTCAAGAACGATGTCGCCTGATACATCGGCAATCTTTACCTTATTCAATTGGACGAGGCACTTGCGCTTCGTATCATTGAGCGCCTTTACAAAGTAGAGACCGTCATCACCTTTAGTTGGGGGTTGGTACAACATTTTATGTCTAGTATACGAGTTAATTCTTTAAACCAACAAACGGGATTTGGGACGCCTTTCTTAAGATTTGTGGGGGGACCCACTTGTCTCGGACTGGTTTGTACCCATACAATATCTTTGAGGTATCCACATTTTCAGGAATGTTTTTACCCACAAGTGGTCTGTAGTTATATTCGTTTTTGACGTATGCCGTTGTTTTGTTCTTCACCCACTCCTGGGTGTTCACATTAAAGCGTTGTGCGCCGTATGTTCGTGCGTATCCTGGGATGTTGATACTTGGGAGTGACGCCTTCACACCATACACAATCTGTCTAGATAATCGCTCTGTAACGGGTTTTGTGGTGTATTCACTGTAACTCTGGGGGTTCACTTTGGCGGCGAGGGCCATACTTACACGCCCTTCACGACGAGGTAACACTCGGTGACTCTTAATCTTATTGTAGGTCTTCTGATATATAGAGTTAATACTGTCCGTTGGACTAATTTTGGACGCTGTCGCAATCATCTTCGACAGTTTATACATACGTTGACGGTCCTTCTCCTTTTTCTCTGGGCGGAGTCCAAGTTTTTGCATGAGGTACACATCATCCAAGAGAAATCGCTTTCCTGCGACATATATACGCTTATCGTGAATCATCACCTGTGTATCTTTGTTTTTGTACGTGATACCCTGCTTCTTGGACTGGACAACCTCATACCCAAATTCACCTGGACGCATGAAAGGTAAATCTAAAATACCCCCAATGATTTCCTTTTGGATCGCACCCTTTTGAATCGAAAAGTACCTCACGTGGAGATCGAGCGCAAACAATTCAACATCAATGAAAACATCACTCTTTGTGGCTTCACGCCCAACCCCAGATTTCTTCTTCTTGATGAGTGTGTAGCGTCTCGTCACGTACGGTCCAGTCTCTGAGAATCCAAAACCCATAAATCGGGTAAGTTTACTCGTCTTGGATAAACGCTGTCGCACTTTCGTGTTCATCTTTGCCGCCATCTCCCCCAATTTGTTCCAAATCAACAACTTTATCGCTTGGAGTTTACCAAAGTACTTGTCGTTGTATTTGAATCTGGGAATGAACTTTGTATCTATATCACTCGAGATGAGACGGTCTTGTCTATCAAGGTACAAATTGAATGCTTCACCACCCGAAATTATGAGATCCCCCATAGATTTGGTATACTCTGAGAGTTCCCCAATCGTTTTAAAAATAATATCACGGACTGTATCCGTCACGTAGGCGTACACCATCTTTTCGAAACTTTCCTTACGGTGGAGTCTGTGTACACGTTTCCTGAACGCGGATAGATTGTTCTCTTCGTAGTATTTTTCAAGAACTGGGTCATTGAAGAATAGATTTTTCTTCATAAATCTCTTGATGACTGCCTCTGAATATATTTCGGTGTCCATTATTATATTGCTACATAATAAATGGTCTGTAGCGTGATTGATGAATGTCGATGCTTCGCATACTCTGACGTACGTGACCCACGAAAGAACCAGTTCTGTGGCGTGCGGAAAGGTCCTCACGTCGCACCATGCCCAGCAGACTGTTGCGCGGGTGGGTGTCCTGGACAGACCCCAAAGGTAGAACCAAGAGAACCTTTTAGAGTCGTTGAACGCCCATCTGTCGAGGAATCTTATTTCAAGCGTGAACCTGTGGATATGACCTTTTTAATGTTCGTCACAATTGCGTTTCTATTATTCTACCTCTCATAACTTAAAGATTTACCCACAATACAAGGTATAAGATGTCTCTTGAAACTATCCAAACTGAAATTGCTGCTCTCCGTGCCGATGTGAAGGCCCTTACCAAGATTATTCGTAAGATTAAGTCTACCCAAGAGGACCCTGACGGCGAGAAAGCCAAGGCGCGTGCGGCCAACAATGGTTTCAACCGAAAGCAAGATGTAACGCCTAAGTTGCGTGCGTTCTTGGGTCTTGATGAAGGTGAATTGATTTCCCGCTCTGAAGTCACCAAGTTCATCAATAAGTACATCACGGAGAAGGGTCTTAAGCACCCAGAGAACGGTCGTCAACTCATCTTGGACGACACGCTTCGTGATCTCCTTGCCCCACCTGCGGACGTCCAGGTCACGTATCTCAACCTCCAAAAGTACCTCAGCCCACACTACATCAAGGCTGAGGCTTAAAAAAATAACACATTCTAGTACTATGAACTTCACTCAACAAGACATTGAACAACTTGTTGGTACAAAAATAAAGAATCTATCTTTGTATCAAAAAGCTTTTACTCATAAATCAGCCCTCAAAGAATATGAACAATTCAATGAATCCTTTGAGACCCTCGAGTTTATGGGCGATTCCGTATTAGGTTTTATCATCACAAAGTTCCTCTTTGATAAATATGAATCTCGTCAAGAAGGATTTCTCACAAAAGCTCGTACAAAACTCGTTCGCTCTGAAACCTTAGCCGCGATTGCTCTCAAGATGGGTCTCAATACTATGGTTGTTATGGATGAGAAAGGTATGCGGAACGGATGGAACAACAACCCAAAGATTCTCGAGGATGTCTTTGAAGCCCTTGTCGGCGCCATCTACATGGATCTTGGCTTACTCCATGCGAAAGAGTTTGTTCTCAGGATTTACAACGATCCCAAATTTATTGACCTCAACGCCATCATGATTGATGATAACTTCAAGGACCACCTCATGAAGTATTGTCAAATTATGAACTTTGCCCTACCAGAATACCGTGTTGTGGGTCATCACGAAGGTATTTTTTACATTGATGCGTATATTAATGGTCAATTTGGTGGTCGGGGGCAAGCCAAGAGTAAAAAGCAAGCCGAACAATTAGCT